CCTGTGAACAATCTAGTTGAACAGACACCCGCAACATTCACTTTAGAATTGAAGATATATAATGAGTGGGAAGGCATACGTTCCTTTGTATCTAATTACTACTAACATGGCAGCAGTTACACGAGTCGGAGACGCAGATTCACCCCATTGTTCTGGAATGTCCAGAGCACAGGGTTCTGGTAATGTCTTCGCTAATGGAAGACCTATCTCTCGACAGGGAGATAAGAATACCATACACTTAAAACCAGGTTCACCCTGTCCACCACACTCTGCTTCTATATCAAGTGGAAGTGGATCAGTCTTTGTAAATGGCAAAGGTTGTGGTAGAGTAGGAGATGGACTAGGTGGTTGCACATCAGTGGCAGCAGGATCGCCAAACGTATTCGCAGGAGATTAATTTATGGCAATGACATGGAACACTGGAAACAGTATTGAATCGAAACCAAAGAAAACAGCACAAGGTCGTGGTCAACACACGAAGTATAGTGCTACATCACGTAACAAAGCAAAGAAGAGGTATCGTGGCCAAGGCAAATAGAATAGTTGACGGTAAAAGGAATGCCAACATTCCTGTAGACATGTCTGATCACTTCTACGATCATGGTAATGAGTATTGTAGATACTTAATTACTGATCCTCGTAGTGATAGACAGGGTAAGAAACGTAAACCTTTCGAGAAACTAGTATAAATAACAATTGATAAAGAATTGTTTCATTCGGGATGTCTTTGATATCGAAGTCTTTTAGAGACTTCTCCCTTACATTTGAAAAGAACGCAGTGACGAACGATATTTTGTCACTTAAGAATGAAGCTGCAATCAAGGAGTCTGTGAAGAATATTGTTCTTTACAATTTCTATGAAAAACCTTTTGATCCCTTTTTCGGTGGCAACATAATTGGTTTGTTGTTTGAGAACTCTACACCTACAATGGCATTAGAGGTTAAGAATAGAATAGAGCAATCTATTGAGATACATGAACCTAGAGTTACCGCTGTATCTGTTACAGTGCAGTTTGAAGAAGATCGCAATGAGATGAATTGCAAAATACAGTATTTGATATTAGGACTATCACCTAAGTTTGATGACATCAGTATAGTATTTAAACCATAATGGCATTTAATCAAGTCAATGCCCTTGAATTTAACCAAATCAAGGCACAAATCAAAGAATACCTAAGATCGCAGTCGCAATTTAGTGATTATGACTTTGAGGGATCGTCTTTGACGGTGCTTATTGACGCATTAGCGTATAATACTTACTATACATCGGTAAATGCGAACCTTGCAGTCAATGAAGGGTTCCTAGAAACGGCAGTTTTGCGTGAAAACGTTGTAAAACTTGCTAGAATGATTGGTTATACACCAAAATCAGCACGTTCTGCACGCACAACAGTAAATATTTCAGTTCAAACCGTATTTCCTTACCCAAAATCAGTCACAATGGCTGCAGGATTGGTTCTAAACTTCACAGGATTGGATAATAACAACTTTGTTTTCTCAATTCCTACCGATGTTACTCAATCTGTAGACAGTTTGACAGGAATTGCAGCGTTTAATGACACAGTTTTGTATGAAGGATTATATTTAACAGATACTTTTGTAAAAAATACAGCAGAAAGACAGAGATTTATACTTACAAACGAAAGAGTTGATACAACTTCTATGATTGTACAGGTAACTTCTGGTACAGTTACAGAAAAATACTTGCAAGCAACAGACATTACTAAAATAGATGCTAATTCTAAAGTGTTTTTCTTAGAAGAGAGTGAGTATCAGATACCAGAAATACTATTTGGTGATGGTGTTGTAGGAAAATCACTAGTAAATGGAGATGTTGTTACTGTAAAATATACAACCTCTGGAGGAACAGGAGCAAATGGACTAAAAGTTTTTGAAAATATTGGAACTTTTAGAGATAATTTGAATAATTCAATCACTTCTGGCATTTCAATTACCGCAACTTCATTCCCTGATGGTGGTTCAGAACCAGAAACTACAGAAGCAATCAAATTTTCCGCACCAAAATTCTATTCTGCGTTCGGAAGAGCAGTTTCTACACGGGATTATGAAGCGATTGTCCCTCAAATCTATCCAAACGTAGCATCTATTGCATGTTATGGTGGAGAAGAAGCGGAACCTCCCGAATTTGGTAAGGTATTTTTAGCAATCAAACCAAGAAACGCTGATAAATTATCACTTTCAGAGAAAAATTCTGTTTTAAAGAAACTTAGAGAGTATTCTGTTGCTGCAATTCAACCAACAATCATTGATCCATCCATTTTATACGTGGATTTGACAAGTTTTGTCTACTACAATCCTAATATTACACGTAAAACTCCTGCAGAACTTAAAAATTTAATCATTACTACGTTAACAGTATTGAATTCTAGCGGTGAGTTTAACAAATTTGGCGGTAAATTCAAATATTCTAAGATTCAGAACATCATTGATGATGCAGAGAGGTCAATTACCTCAAATATCACTCGTATTTCAATGAGAAAAAACATAACAGTTGATTTAAACACACGTGTTAACTACAAAATCTGTTATGGTAACAGAATTAACCAACAAACTTCTACAAATCCCGCAGTAATTTCTAGTGGATTCAAGATTGTAGGAGATGACATCAACACTTACTATCTAAATGACGATGGTAGTGGTACACTTAGACTCTATTACGTTAAAGGAACTGGTGAGTTTGAATATGTTGATGGATTATGGGGAACCATAGATTATGATATGGGAGAGATTGTAATTAATGACTTGATTATACAATCTACCAATGTAGCAAATAATACATTACAAATTAAAGCTACTCCAAAGTCAAATGACTTAGTTTCTTTGAGAGAAACGTATATTACTATGGGTATAGATAACTCAGTGATTACTGTAGTAGAAGATACTATCAGTAGTGGTTCAAACTTATCTGGAACAGGAGTAATTCCAGAATCTAGCTATTAATCGAATATGACCAATAGTTCTTGGAGAGTTGGATCGTGGACAACACCGACTACAACGGTTACACAACCACCTGTACCGTCAGAAGTCAGTCCAGAGTCGAGATCCAAAATATCAACGCATATCGCAGGACAATTCCCTAGTTTTATAAGGGAACAGTTTCCTACGTTCATTGATTTTGTCAAGGAATACTATAAATCACAAGAATTAAAAGGATATTGCTTTGATATAATCCAAAACTGGTCGGATTATTACAATATTGACAATTATGGCGATCTAGTTACGACTACAACGCTAATTTCTGCTGTTACGCCCTCTTTAACAACTATTGACGTTGAATCTACACGTGATTTTCCGTCAGAAGGACTTTTATTGATAGATGATGAGATAGTTTACTACCAAAAGAAGGGATCTACACTTTTTCAAGACTGTGCAAGAGGATTTAATGCTGTAAAAGCAGTTGGAATCGAAGGAGAGTATAAATTTGAGTCTACAACTGCAACTGCACACGCTATAGGCACTGAAGTTGTCAATTTGAACAATATTTTCCCGCTTTACATGCTCGGAAAGTTCAAAGAACAGTTTTTAGCAACATATCCGAAGAATTTTGCGGATGGTGTTACAGAAAGTACAATAATTAAGAGGATTAAAGATTTTTACTCTTCAAAAGGGACAGGAAGGTCATTCCAGTTTGTTATAAGGACACTTTTTGGTGTTGAGTCTCAAGTGTCTTATCCTAGAGAAAGAATATTCAAACCTAGTGACGCATTTTACACTTCTAGAGAAATTATTCGTGCAGTTGCTGTTTCTGGCAACCCAATTGATCTTGTTGGGCAAGTTTTATACCAAGATGACGATCCTAACGATCCAAATGTCTCTGCAGCAAGAATTTACGTAAAAGGAGTTGTAGAAGTCTTTACTCCAAGCGGAGCGATCTTTGAAATTGATGTAGATACGAATAATTCACTAGGTTCATTTGTAACTCCGTATAAAACAGTCTTATCGCAAGATTTAGGTGCTAATTTAACTGATACTACAGTTACAGTTGATTCTACACTTGGATGGCCTGAATTAAATGGTAAATTTAGGATAGAAGACGAAATAATCAGTTATACTGACAAAACGGTTACACAATTCCTTGGATGTAGTCGTGCAAGAGAAAATACAAGCAATGTAGCACACGATGCAGGACAGGAAGTGTTTGCTGCGTTTAAAATCTATGGATATTCAAATATAGATGGTTCTGAGATACAATTGAAGGTATTTGGTGGAACTAGAGGAGTTACTCTTCAAAGTGGTGGAAAATACTACTTACCAGACTCAAAAGTCACTACACCCGCTGCACCAGGTTTTGATAGTCTTGATCCTATATGGGATTCTTTTATATACAATGTTAGAC